CTACCGAAATTCGTGATCCACAAGCCGTACTTTCAGCTTTGGACAAAGCAAAGGCGGAAGCCAAGAAATTCAGATTAGAGAAGGAAGCTCTAGAAACTCAGATCAATGAATCTGTAACTAGATCAACCCAACTTAAATCTATTTTAATGAATGAGAAGATTAATAAGCATCTTCAGTCATTAGGAATTCAGAATGGGGATAGATTATCTAAATATCTTAAATTAGATAGTCTAACTTTGACTGAAGACTTTGAGGTGGAAGGTCTTGATGAGCAAATTAATACTCTTAAGACTGACTTCCCAGAGTTATTTGATGCCAAGTTTATTGTAGCTGGCAAAGCAGATTCAGGAACAACAACAGCAGTTGAAACTCCTATGTCTGCAAGCGATCTACAAGCTAGAATGGTATTAAAGAAATAAGAAATAAGGTATAATTGTTGCATGCACTCCAAATGGACATTTGGATGCGTTTAATATATTCGGACGATTATACTATCCAAATCCAAATTCAAATTAACTAAGGAGAAATACTATGACCGCAGGTCGCACAGATCTTACAGAGTCAAATGGTTATATCCCAGAGGAAAAAGGTTCCGTTGCTATTCAAGCAACAACACAAAACTCTGTTGTAGAAGCATTTGCTCGTCGTGAGAATATGTCATCTCGTACAAAAGGCGTTCCACGCTTTGTATCAGATGCACCAGTAATTGTTGCAGAAGGCACAGATATTCCTAATTCAGATACAACTCTGGATGAGGTTGTTCTTACAGCTAAGAAGTATGCACAGATTTTCAACATTTCAGAGGAAGATATCAATGACTCATTGGTAGACACACTCAATACTTACAAGAAGGAGTGGGCATCACTCTGGGCACGTAAGTATGACAACGCTTGCCTTGGCGTAACAGCAGCAGGCGACGGAGACGACGGACAGCCGTTTGACTCTGTATACCGTGTTGTTTCACAGTACAACACAGCTTCTAACCGCATTCAGACAGCTGGACAGGTAACTTTCCAGGATCTCTCAAATGCAGTTGGATTAGCAGAGCAGAGCAAGTACTACGATGCAGCTAACACAATTGTTATCGTTCACCCTAAGATGCTTGCTCACATCCGTAACATGGAAACAACAGCTGGTAACTTGGTTCTTCCAGATCCACTAGCAGCACGTCCAGGATCAATCTTCGGATATCCAATGGTTGTTTCATACGGTGCAGCTACATCTTCAGCAGCAACAGCTGCTCCATCAGGAAACCCACTCTTCATCGTTGGTAACAAGAACATGATGATCAATGGTGTTCGTAGCACAGTAGAATCTGCAATCTCTCGTGATGCAGACTTTTCAAAGGACGGCGTACTTCTTAAGACTCGTGTTCGCAGAGGTTTTGCAGTTGCTGCAGCCGAAGCATTCGCTATCGTAGAATACACCGCATCATAAGGAGGAAATGACAAATGGCATCTAAACTATACGGTAACTTCCTCGCAAAAGCATTAAACAAAGAAGTAGACTTTGACTCAGATACAATCAAGGTCGCATTAGTCTCTTCTTCATATACTCCTAACCAGGACACACATGACTACTGGGATGACGTTGTTGCAAACGAAGTCACAGGTACAGGTTATACATCTGGTGGAGCTACCCTAGCATCAAAGACAGTAACATATGACTCAGCAAATAACGTAATCGTTCTTGATGCTGCAGATGTTACATGGGCATCATCAACAATTACAGCACGTTATGCTGTAGTTTACGATGATTCAGGATCTACAAACGCTGCTAAGGCTCTCATTGGATATGTTGACTTTGGTTCAGACCAGTCTTCAACCAATGGTAACTTCACAATTACATGGGACAGTACAGGCATCGTCCGTATTACTGTTGCGTAATTGACATGGATGTAAGAGTAGAAGCGGGACCACTAACAGCACAAGGCTGCGTAGTGGAGTCAAGACTGACTGTTGAGAACATTTTTGATGTTGTCATTAGTTCTCCAGTAGTCTCCCGTTTCTCTCTTACACCCGTTATATCTATAGGCGGAACAAGCATTTCAAGTATTAACCCAGAATCATTTAGAATTGGAGTACGGGCTGCCTAATTTGAGCAGCCTATTTTTATGTCAGAATATCAGAATGTAGTAGCTAGCCAAAGCCCATCATATTTCTTTAAGGCTGATGAATCAGCATGGCCAGTATTAAATGCTGGATCAGCAACTATTTCAGGCCTTACACAAGGACCACAAACTTTTAGCTTTAACCAATCAGGCGGAATAAATAATACTGCTTACTGGTCAAACTCTGGCAACGCTGGATATCTATTTAGTCATAGCGATACAACATCAATATTTAATGACGGCATATTCTCAATTTCATTCTGGGTAAAAATGGGAACATCAATGCCAGTTGGATACTTTACAGTATTAGATGCACGAGGATCAAATAATGGACCATTTATTCAAATTCGAAGAGGATCTAACGGATCATCTGGTGTTGTAATTTCTGGAAATGGAAGCTCAGTTGAAACATTTGGATTAGGATTAGCTAGCGATAGCTGGAAACATTTTGCATTCACATTCAATGGATCAACATGGAAATTATATTTAAATGGAAATCTTAATTCTACATTTACTGACAAGAATTCTATAAATTCTGGTAATTCAAATGTTAAGTATTGGTTTGGTGGTTCTAACAATGACTCATTTAGAGGATCAGTAGATGAGATTGCAGTATTTAATTCAACATTATCAGACTCACAAATTGCTGCACAATATAACGCTGGAATGGGAGCTAAAATTGATGCAACAGTAGTAACAGCATCTGCATTATTAGTAGCACCAGCTGTAAGAAATTCATCAAACCATTTAGCATCACCACTTACAGCATCAGCCGCATCTGGCAATCATGCTGTATCTACATACAATACATATACTAGTTTAGATACATACTTAGATGGAATGACTTTAGAGGAACGCCTCAAGTTTAATGCCAAGACTGAGAAGACAAAAGGAACTAATGGAAGTAATATTCAATTAGAATTATATGATGGAGCTGAATCATTCTACGGAATTGGTCCTTCAGGATCAGGTGCATTAAAAGTAGGTGCTAAAACAGGTAATGGTTATGCCCGTATTGGCCTTATAGATGGTATTTCTGATGATGACTTTGCTATTGGAATATGGTTTAAATTAGATCCAACATCATCAAGCGATGGAATTAAGAAATATATTATGGCTACAACTCCACGTAATGGAAATGCCAGAATGGATATTAGCCACGTAGATGGTGAAGTAGGATTTGCATTCAAGACTTCATCTGGATTAAATTCATATACACATAATGGACATGATTATAGAGATGGAAACTGGCACTTTGCCGCCATGAAATATGCTTCAGGAAATATGAAATATTTTATTGATGGAACACAATTACACTCACAGACTGTAAATGGAACTAGAGATGCAATTGTTGGTCTATTCTTTGGAACACCAACAAGTTTAAATACTGGAACAACAGATTCAACATATATTGACATTGCTGGATTTTTTATTACCTCATCAGCAAATGCAGCAAATGGAACATTAACAGCAATTTATAATGCTGGAAACCATTTTGTTCAAGCTGGTGCAGTAATTAATGATGTTACAGTTAAATTTAACAATGCCCTAGATAATCTTACAGAATCTCTTGGAGCCAGAGCAGATATTCGCTTTAACGATACAACTGCTGGTGTTGCTAACTTTGGTGTAGATACAGACTACGCAGTTCTATATGAAACTACTGGTGTAACTAAGGGAATAAGCTCAAAGAATAAATATGCCTATTCATATCAGGATCCAGCAGACTTTACAGAAACTGTATTTAACTATATTGATCTTGAATCAGACACAGCAACTCACGTTGTAGTAGCCAAACTAGGTGCACCAGAAGCTGGTGAAAACCATGTATTTGCAGCATCTATTGGAGATTTTGATACTACTCTTGGTGTCCTATTTGGATATGACGAATATGGACCATGGGCTGGAATGTCAGATAATAGCTTTGATTTAGCTAATGTTGATCTAATCCATTCAAATGACACAAGTTGGTTTGGTCAATGGGCTATGTATACATTCACAAAGAGTGGATCAACAATAAAGTTCTATATTAATGGACACCTTATTGGAACTTCAACCACAGCAATCACATCAGTTCCATTTGGTGAATCTATATTTGGTGGAGTTGAGAACTATTTATTTGGTGGAGCATCAACTACTGCTGATATATTAATAGATGAATATAAAGTATTTAATTATGCAATGACAGCTCAGCAACAATTTGAGTTCTGGCAAACAATGCAGATTACAGGCTGGACACCAGCTGAATCATTAATGGTTAGCCCATCAATATCTGCTGGATATGGACCTACATACATTGCTAATGAATTCAACGTATATGCTGAATTAATTATGCCAGTTGAGACTGATGAAATCATTCCTACAATTGCTCCTATGACAGCATTTGCTGATATGGGTAATACCAACTTTGGAACTACTTCAAATGCAAGAGTTTATCCAACAGCATTAACTGCATCAGCATTATTTGAAATACCTACCTTCCAAATTGGTGAATATAACGGTGCTGAGCACATGGATGCTTATGCTGAATTCCCAGATGCTAAGGCTAGAATTCCTGGTATTTGGAATGCATCTCCTATGATTGCAACAAATGCCAACTTCCCAACACCAGCCTCAACATTTACAAGAGGCGGATTATGGAGAGCTACTGCATTAACAGCAAAAGCACAATTTGTATTACCTCCAGCCTATAAGACATTACAAGATGATCTTTGGTACAGACTTCTTTATTTACAGCATTCACAGACACATGGACAAACTGGATATACAGCTGGAGTCTCAAGTGCCTATGCATTCTTGAAGTTATTTGATGATGTAACCTCAGATCTAAATGGAAGCAATACAAGCCAACTTAAGAATAACATTCCTTGGCACATAGTAATTGATAAGCCATTAGATACAAATAATACGTTTACATACGCTACTGCTTCAAATCAATTTACTACAGCAGTAAATACTCCAGTACTTGAGACTGGATATTATGACGAGTTCCAACGCAAGGCTGTAAGATTTAATAACATTGCATTTATAATCCCTGAAGACACAAGAAGCACATTAAATGGTAACTATTCAGTTGAAATGACAATCAAGACAACTAAATCAAACCAGATTTTAATGAGCGGTGAATGGGGATCTACTAATTACTACCAAGTTCGCAAGGGTAGTATTGGTTTGAATGATGGAAAGCTATATGCCCTTACATCATATATTACACAGCAAGCACTCCACCCAAAGAATCCAACTCTTAATTCAATTGAGGGCAAGGTATTTGGACGAAAGAGAATTGATGACGGCTTCTGGCACCATATTCTAATTCAGTATGGATATGACGGACGTACACAATTCTGGATTGATGGAGAACTTGATATTCAGATGTTTGGTGATGGAAATAATAGTGGTGCAAATATAAGACCACACATCATTGGATATAATTCAAAAGAAGATGCATACCAGTCTGACTTCTTCACATCAGCTTACTCATATGATGCAGGACACTTTACTCCACAGCAAGATATTATCTTGCACAATGCAGCATCATTTAACTATGAGCCAATTAAAGCAGAGCCTATGACTAATGCTTCTGCAACAATTGTTGAGCCAAAGGTTCAAGGTAACAGAGGTAGAGCATTGATGCTTTACTGGTGGCCAGAAACTACTGGACAAGGAGGAAATCTTACTACTGCTAGATTTGATGAAGGATTTAGTGGCAAATATGATGTTCCAACATTTGATACAGTACTAGAAACAATTGATTATTTACAAACTCCACCACAACAGTACTTTGGTTGGGATGTATTCCCAGTTGATATTACTGGTTACTACGTATCTGATTTGGTTAAAGAAGAGGCATACGGTGGACCTGAAAACATTCAAATTTCACAGATGGGATTTGCTGGAAGTGGTGCGAATCAAACAACTAATTCATTCAAGGTTAACCGTCGTGGGTCATTCAGAGACCCAATTACTGATGACCGCAGATATATTGATTTAGTTAATGACATTGATCTTTCTAAGTTTGATGCTATATTCTTTAGAAACTTCCCAGATCAGTCTGTTGAACTTGAAGAGTTTGCAAGAAACCAGTCAGTAGATACATACTTTAGAACTACTGAGCGTGGACTTTATGAACAATTTATTAAATCAGTAAGAGCTGCTGTAGATACAGGAATTTCATTATTCGTAACAAATACTCAACTTGCATTAGACTTGGGTATTGTTGATAGAATTGAAGAAGTTTCAGATCTAAGCGATATTGAAGTTGGTGGGGTTACTGTTGGAAGCGATCCATATACTCCAACACTTCTTCCAGCAGAAGCATCTAATTTACCAATATTTGGAGTTGCATACTATCGTGACACATACAAAAATAACCGTCTTCGTATTGTAAATGAAATACCTGGAATAACAGACTATCCAACAGTAATAGCTACTGGCTCTGCATTATGGATAAATGATGATAGAATCAACTTTGGTGGACCAAATAGATCATTTGCCAGATATGAATTCAAGCCTAATGGATTATCTGTTGGCGATGAATTTATCATAAGCGATAATGACAGTAATTCCAATAAGAGATGGCAAGCAGTTCCATTTGCAAACGTTAAGGCAGGAAAGATAGTTACAGCATTTGCTGAAAAGTATCGTAAAGGCCTTGACCTAGTAGATAATCCATTTGCTAATTATGCAACTTCTATTGCATTGGCCCCTGGAGATTTACTTAACGGAAAGCCATTGGGTGGACGTATATTTGTACAATTCACAGAAACAAACTTAGCGTTTGAATCAAACCAAGGACAGGCTGAATTGATTCAGGACTTCTGGATTAATTTTGCTTATGATCAAGGAGTAATTACTCAGGAAAGAAAAAATCAACTATTAAATGCTGCATATAATATTGAT